CCACAGGGCTTACTGGAGGAGGATACATTCCATACGCAGCCTCTGCAACAAACGCTAAAATTATCTATGCCAACTTTGGCCAGCGTCCGTTTCAGTATACGCGACCTGCCGGGTTTAACGCGCTTAACACAAACAATCTTTCAAATCCAACAATTGTTAATCCGGCAAATTATGTTGCCGCCACAATCTACACTGGCACAGCTAGCGTGCGATCGTTGTCAAACAGCACAAACGGCGTTTCATTCCAGCCAAATTTAGTGTGGATTAAATCTCGGGCGTCAGCAAATCATGCGCTGTTTGATTCTGTAAGAGGGGCAACAAATTACATTTCATCTAGCACAACTGCAACTCAAGTTACTAATGCCAATACGCTTACGGCGTTTACCGCAAATGGATTTGATCTTGGCACAGACATAACGCTGGTTAATGCAAATGCTGGTTCTTATGTGGCGTGGCAGTGGAGGGAAAGTGCCACCTCAGGAGTAGACATTGTTTCGTACACAGGCACAGGCGCAAGCACTACAATTGCCCACAATTTAGGCGTTGTTCCTGCAATGATTATTGTAAAACGGTTAACTGGAGCTGTTAGTAACTGGCAGGTATATCATATCTCAATCCCGGCTACAGACAGCATGCAGCTTAATACGCAAAATCAAGCAGCGGCGGCTCCAACAGTGTGGGACAATACAGCTCCAACCTTAAATAGCTTTAGCATTGGGGCGTCTTCTGATGTAAATGCCATTGGCATAAGTTACATTGCATATTGTTTTGCTGAAATTTCAGGGTTTAGCAAATTTGGTGTATATCAAGGCACCTCAAGTTTTGTCAGCCCATTTGTAAATTGCAATTTTGCGCCTAAAGTAGTTTTAATAAAAAATTCAACTTTAAGTGGCGTTGGGTCTAATTGGCTTATTTACGATTCAGCTAGAGGAATAAATGTTAAGCCTGAGCTTAGAGCGAACTCATCGAATCCTGAAGCAGCAAACACTAGCCTTGATTTTATTTCAACTGGGTTTAAAATAAGAAGTAATCAAGCCGATCTAAACGGAAGCGGAAGCAATTATATTTTTGCAGCTTTTGCAGAAGCTCCATTTAAACACGCATTAGCCAAATTTTAACTTATGGCTCACTTTGCTGAAATTATTGACGGTGTAGTTCAACGTGTAATTGTTGCAGAACAAGACTTCATTGACGCCATTCCGGGCCAATGGGTTCAGACTAGCTATAACACACGGGGCGGCCAGCATCCAGAAGGGCGTCCATTACGCAAAAACTACGCTGGCATTGGCTATGTTTACGATAGTGTCAGAGACGCTTTCTACGCACCTCAGCCATACTCATCTTGGGCATTGGACGAAGAAACATGTTTTTGGAACCCGCCAACCCCACATCCAGCCGATGGAAACGCGCACACATGGGATGAGTCATCATTATCTTGGATTCCTGTTTCTTAATTTATGGCAAGAAAATCTGTATCACTCGCAGTAGGTCGCGGCGAAAAGTTGCCTGTGTCCAAAGGTGCAGGCCTAACAGCAAAAGGCCGAGCCAAATACAATCGAGCTACTGGCAGCAACCTTAAGGCTCCTGCGCCCAACCCAAAAACCAAGTCTGACGCTGGCCGTAAGAAATCATTTTGTGCCAGGATGGCTGGTGTCGTAGCCAAAGCAAAAGGCCCAGCAGAACGGGCTAGAGCAAGCATGAGACGCTGGAAATGCTAGTTATGGACGAATTCATTGCCAAGGTTCTTAACCACATTTTTGAGCAAGGCTTGACGGTCTCCCTGCTGGCGTTGGCCCTGTACTATCTGCACAGCAAACTAAACAAACTAGAGGTAAAGATCTCAGAATGCGAGCAAGACAGACTCAAGCTCTGGGAACGAATCGCTCAACTCCACGACTAATCCTATGAAAGAACATCTCAAACAACCATCCACTTGGCTCGGACTTGCTAAACTTGGCGCTGCCCTCGGGCTGTACAGCACTGGCATCGGTGGAGCCATCGCGCAGGGCGTTATGGCAATTTTTGGCATTATTGACGTAATTCGTAACGAGAAACGGTGATTGACGAGCGATCAGCCAAAAACATCGCAACTCTGCTTCCCGAAGTTCAGGACGCATTTACAGCTTTTTTGCTCGATGCCAAACAGATAGCGGCCAAAGACGGCTTGGACTACAGAGTCATCTGCGGCACTCGGTCATGGAACGATCAAGCGGCTCTGTACGCCAAAGGACGCACTGCACCGGGACCGATAGTCACCAATGCCAAGCCGGGATCATCCATGCACAACTTCGGACTCGCCATCGATTGTGGCGTGTTCAAGGGCAAAGTGTACATGGATGATAGCACGCCAGCCGACAAAAAGATCGCTGACCTTATGCATAAGCACGCCTCCACACTGTGCGCCAAGCACAAGCTGCGCTGGGGCGGCAAGTTCAAGAAGCTATACGATGCGCCTCATTTTGAGTACGATACTCCTTATACTCTTGCTGACCTGCGCTCTCGCAGAGAAGCAGGAAAATCTTTAATCGCTTGATCCTATGCCTAAATCCATGAAATCCCTGTTGATGATCCTTGGCGGCCCAACCGCCGGCAAAGGACGCTCCTGTCCAGAATGCGACTCTCCCATGGAAGCTGACGGCACTTGTTCTGAGTGCGGCTACGGAGAGGAAGAGGAGTACGAGGACGAGGGTGAAGAAGAGGATGAGGACAACGGCCATATGGAGCGTATGGTTGAGATCCGTGACGATCTTCAGCGTGTGGTGGACAAGCTCAGTAAGCTTATTTCCTAATGGCACAAGAGATCCAAGTTGAAGGCGATGATATGTTTATTGGCTTTGCCAGTAGGCTGGATGCTGCCAACTTGAAACCCGGAATGCTACAGGCGAGCTTTAACACCCGCTTGCAGCGCGGAGTGGCACAGCCCCGCAAGGGAACCAAGCGGCTTACTGACAATGATCTTGTGTCTTTGACAATGGTTGGATCAGGGTTGTACGTTGACGACGCAGGGCATGACAACATCGTGCTGGTCTTTACGGACAAGATGTACTTGTACAGGCCAGCTCAAGGCTCAGAACCTGAAGATTTAAGCCAAGCATTTCTGTTTCCTGCCAACAGAACAATTGCAGTGGGCGGAATTTGCGATGTAGTGGCGGCGCTTAATAAGATCTACATCTTTCGCGGTAAGTACGACAAAACGACGTTCGTTGCAGCCGAGTCTAACCCTGACATCCTCAACGGTGACACTGGAACGATCACAATCACGACCACACCAGCGCACGGTTACACCACAGGCGACGAGGTAACTATCGGGCGCACAGACGGCTCAGACACGGCGGGACAGGCCGTCACGGGCAGTTACGTCATCACGGTGACAAGTCCGACCACGTTCACGTTTGAGTACGACAACAACACTGGCTCAACCTATGCCACACGAACCAACCAGACAGGCTGGACAGCTCGACGCGGGAAGCCACCGTTAATATGGCAGGATGGGCAGGCGGCACTTTCGTTTGCACAGCAAAAGTCCACAATAGACGCTGGCGTTGTTACAGGCATCACGCAATCTGTGCCATGCGCTGATTTTGGGTTGTATTTTCAGAACAGGCTTATTGTTAAATATGGCGATTATCAGATATTGGTAAGCGACATTTTAAGCGAGCAGTGCGACACGACGCTAAACAACTTTACGATAAATACTGGCGGAAATGACTCGATTGTGGGGGTGCTGCCGTGGGTGCAGGATCAGTTCTTGGTCTTTATGACTAAGAGTATTTATGTTGTTTACGTTGAGACTGACAACTTTGCCACTGATTCACCCCCGGGAGCGCAGAGCAGCACAACAGTGGTGACGACTGAGATTGGTTGTCTGGCCAGACGTTCAATCGTTTCTGCGGGTCAGTTTGTATTTTTCCTTTCGGCCAACGGCGTCCACATGCTGACGCCCCAGCTTGACTTAAAATTACTAGGCAACACACTGCCGCTCAGTGAACCGATTGCAGACTTTTTTGACTCCATAAACTACGATACTGTTCAAAACTCGGTTGCAACTTATTATAACAATCGTTTCTACATTGCTATGCCAACAGGCGACGCAATAAGAAATAACAAGATTCTAGTGTACAACACTCTTAACCAAGCATGGGAATCAATTGACTATTATCCTGCTGGGTTATTCTCAGATAACTTGATCTTGTCCGCGTATATCAATCAACGCAGGTTAATGATTATTACCAACTTTGCTGGAGAAGCCCAATATGGCGGCGTCTTTTTAAGTGAGGAGCAAGTTGAAGGCGACGAGTTTAATACATCTAATGCAACGCCTGTATTGCCGTTTAATTTATTTCCGGCATCCATTCAGCAAAATGGGCAGCCAGTTAAAACTGAGTCTACTTTGATTGCAAGCACGCAGAATTTTGTCCATATTCCTGCATCTGTAAAAACTAGAGAGTACACGTTTGGCGGCGCTTCTGAAAAGCGGTATAGCAGGGGCGAGTTTAGTTTTAGCAACGTGCAAAATGATTTTGTTGAAATTGACGCAACAACATACGACCCAGACTCTACTGAAACGGTGCTAAAATACAGCTTTAGCGGAAACTCAGATGGCACGCTCCGCCCAAGGATAGCAGCACGGGGAACGTCGATTGCTTGCGCTGTAAATTTTGTTGTTGGAAGACCATCCTTGAAAAGTATTGCTGTTTATGCTATAGCAGCTAATAGACCAATGATCTCGCAGGAGTAACTTTATGTCCGCTCAGCAAATACAAAAAGGCACAACCTATTCAAATTACCCTAGCAGTAATTCGCAGGTAACTGCTCAAAATCTTAATGACCATGTAGATAACGCAATTCTACTTGGAGGTGCTATTTCTTCGCAAACCCAATCTGCGCCGCAAGATTCAGATTATATTTTGTCTGAGCGAGGTGGATCTTTATTTAAATACACGATTAGTGCAATAAAAAGTTTATTTGAAAGTTATTTTCCGCTGCGTTCTGGATCGAGCATGACCGGGGAGTTGTTGCTTTCCAGTAACACGCCAAGCGTTGCCAATGCGGCGGCCAGCAAGGCGTATGTTGACGCTCAAGCGGCAGCGGCGACTTTGCCCGGGGCAATTGTTATGTGGGGTGGATCAACAGCTCCGTCTGGCTGGCTGGAATGCGATGGCCAATCTACTTCTGGCTATCCAAATCTTATTGCTATATACGGATCAGCCGTACCAGATCTTCGTGGCGAATTTGTTCGCGGATGGGATCATGGAAAAGGTATAGATCAAGGACGCGGGATTAAAACTTATCAAGGTCAAAGCATACAACCGCACACGCACACCGTTGCAAGCGGCGGGCAACAAAACAACACGACTGGCAACAGGTATACAGGCAACGCGGACGGCATCAACAATCTTGCATCACAGACAACTGGATCCGCAGGAAGCATTGAAACACGTCCGCGTAATTTTGCGCTCATGTACATTGTCAAGACTTAATGACACTTGAGAAATGGAAGTCATTCTTTAAATTTGCAAGTTATGTCGCACACAAACATCCAACACTGTTCCAAACTACAAATGCAGATGTTTTGCGCGAATACCTTTCATTCCATCAGCTTCACGGAAATCTGTTTATTGCTGATGGAGCGTTTGCGGTCATTCATCCAATCATTAACAAAGAAGATGAGTTCGATTGGACTCAACCAAAAAGCAATATTTACAAAATGGATGTGCTTTACTCTGTCAGCAAGGACGCATTTAAGCAACTGTTGCGCGAGATTGCTAGAGCTGATCGTAAGATGGAAAAAGTATACGGGTTTCGTAGAAACAGGATCATTGAGTGGAATGTAGCTTTAACTAAACGATTTTTGTATGGGAAAGAAAAAAGCCCCCTCGCCTCCAGCGCCAGTAACTAAGAGCTATGCTGAACAGCTTCAAGAAACACTTGCAGCGCAAAAGCAGGTTGCCCCAGAACTTTTTGCGCTTAGTCAACAATACATCCCAAAGTACGCTGACCTTGAATCACAGGTAGCCACTCAGATAGCCCAAGCTGACGTTGCTCGCACGCGAGGATTGCTGCCTGGATATACTAGCCTTGAGGTTGATTATGCCAAGGCAAGACAAGAAGCCCAGCAGCGGGCTCTAGAGCAGCGTGGAGCAGGATTTGTTGGCGCATATCAAGCTGCTGGGGGCGCGCAAAACTTGCTTGCTGGACTTCGCAAGTACGCAGAGCAACAACAGGCGCTAGGTGGTGAGTTGTCACCTGAAGAGCAACGTATGCTCGATCAGCAGGCAAGGGCCGGGTATGCTGCCCGTGGAACTGCGCTTGGTGGTCAAGCAAACCTTGCAGAGATTATGAACCGCTATGCAGCTCGGACTGGGCGTGAACGGGAGCGTCAGCAGTTTGCCGCACAGACGGCAGGCTTCTTGCAACAGCAGGCGGCTCCAGCAATGGCGGCATTTCAAGCTACACCTGATTTTGCTGGGCTGCTTGGTGGCTCCACGCAGCAGACTTTGGCGCAACAGCAGTTGGCTGGACCGCAGTACTTCAATCCTGAGTCTGCCTTAAGTGCGCAGATTGGCTCGCAAAATTTGCAGGCGCTTAACGAGTATAACTTAGCCAAATGGCAAGCCTCTCAAAAGAAAAGTAAAGGATTTGGAAGTGTTATTGGAACAGGACTTGGAGCAATTGGAGGCTTTTTTGCAGGTGGTCCGGCTGGAGCAGTAACTGGGGCTAATATTGGCGGACAAATTGGAGGAGCATTTTAATTATGGCACAACCCATTCAACCATTTTTAGGTGGAGGCGGATACGGAAACGTTATGGCTCCAAGTTATCAGCAGGTTTCTCGGCAAGTTGGAGATGAGTATATCTCTAGAGAAAACGCAAAAGTTGATTCAGCTCAGCAAGCGTTAAACTCAATCATTGGTATGGGCGCAAAGGCTGGAGGCGCAGATCCGTTAATGGCTAGCAAAATGTTGCCAAGCTCGATTAATGAATACTATGCCCAAGCTAGCGAACTCGACAAGAAGTCGAATGCGATGAAGAAGATGCTCGAGCTTAACCCAGAGATGTTCGGGTTGGATAAGGATCAAGTTAAGCAGCTTGGTGATGTCACTAGCAAGATGAGCAGCACTGAGCGCAGTGCATTTTTCCAAGCTTATGTGCCGGACTTGTTTAAGGCGCAGCAGGCAAAGTTGGAACAAGACGCTGCGTATCGCAGGGCTGTAGCGGCTGGCGGTGGAGGAGATAGCTCGCTAATGTATAACAATCCAAGTGATGTTTTTCAGTCGTACTTTTCAGGAACGCCAACACAGCCAAAGTCTCCGCCTAGAGCTGTGCCTATGGGCGCTCAAGTGCAGTCAGCGCCACCTAGAGCTGTGCCAGTAAGTCGAGGACTGGATATGAATAATATGGGATTTGGCCAACAAGAAGAAGTGATTTATCCTTACTAACATGCCATTTTCTGATTACATTCCAGACAATATTGTTACTAGAGGCGTTGCTAGACCTTTAGCGGCTCTTGCTGACTACTATATGGCAAACAGGCAGCAGCCTGCTATGCCGCAGCAAGCTATGCAAATGGATCCCAACATGGGATACCCGTTGACGCCTCAGCAGGAAGCCATGTATGCGCAAGCGTCTCCTCGTCGAGTCGTACAGTTGACGCCGGAAGAGATGGCTGCATTTAATGCGCAGCGCAACCCCGTCGATACAAGCTACAGCGGTTCCGGCGCAGACTTTGGAGCAGAACAGCCCGCCTCTGTACAGCCGCAAGCGCCAGCACAGCCAGAGGTAGTGCAAGAAGCTCCAGCAAAGGTATATCCGGCGGATGAGTATAATCTACGCAGGAAAAATGCACTTGAGAAAATTGCAGGAGCAAATCGACTTGCTGATGCAATGATTCAACAGAATCCTAAAAATGCTGCAGTAATTGAAAAGAGTCTCGAGAGAAATATTAAGTCGTTTATTCCAGAGGAACAGCTTAAGCCGTTTGAGGATCTTCCCGAAGGAAAGGCTGCATTTGAGCGTGTTAAAGAATTAAACACAGCAGCATCAAAGTCTGCAAAGCTGCTTAGCAATCAGCTTAAGACATTTGACAACTTCATGGCTGCTGGTGACTCAGAAGCGGCTAGGCAATATGCTGTTTCTTCTATTACAAAAACACTTCAGTCATTGACCGGGCAAGACGCCGAGCAAATGTCTGAATTTTTGAGAAGAAATGCGGCGCTGTTAAGTGTGCCGGAAATCTTAAGACAGACGAATAGCAACTCTTGGACAAAAGATTCTGTTGGAATACTTTTGGATCGACTTCAAAAAGGAGACGCTGAGTTAATCGCAGCAAACCCAGAAAGGTGGGCGCAGTTTGCAAAAGCAGCAGTCAACGACTACGCAAAAACGTATAACGAGGCAATTCAAAGTGACATCATAGACAAGACAAGCCCAAGCTTTGCAAAGCGAATTCCTGGGTCTGACTTTATGAAGACCTTTGATATGCCAATGAATGTCGCTG